CAGAATATGTTACTAGATTTGAAGAAATGGAAAAGAACATACAAAAACAACTTTCACCAATGGATCAACTAAAACTACAACTTAAAGTACTAGAAGAACAGGATAAAAAGATTGAAGGCGTTTCAAGTAGGATATCTAAAATAGAAGATCAAATGACAATTGAAACAGGAAAACAAAAAGTATTAAGTGACCTAGTAACAGAAAAAGTTATGACAGTATTAGGAGGAAAAGAAGCTCCTGCATATATGGAATTAAGTAAAAAAGCTTTTAGTCAATGTTGGAGAGATTTTAAAAGAGTATTAAATGTAGCTTCATACAAAGATACACCTATAAAAGACTACGATTGGGCTATAGAGGTAATAGATTGTTGGAAACCTAGTAGAGAACTTGAACTTATGATTATGGGTTCTAATAGCCAAGTAAGAATGTGATGGAGGGATAAATGAACATTAGAGTAAAAATTTATTTAGAAGCAACAAACCAAAAGTTAGAAGATTTCAAAGCTTATAGGTTCATTATTTGGATAGGTGATAAATGGGACGAGTGGTGTAAGTTGAATAATAAAAACTACTATCATCTAATTGCAAAAGATCATGTAGAGTTTGATAAATGGTTAATAAGCAATTTAAAAGAAGGGAAGTTAAATGAATGATGAAATAGAAAGAAGTATGTATATAGCAGAAGACCAAATTCAAAGTGCAAAAAGACGAGCTATAAGAGAACTAGAATCAAAGTCCGAAGTTAAGGAACATAAGCCTTTGACACTATTTCATGTAGTTCTTATAGGAATTTACCTAGGTTTATATGCATTCATATTAGTTCAAATTATGAAAGGTGGAAATGTAAGTTTAAAAACAGCAACAGACTTTTTTGAAAGATATTTAAAGTAAGGAGCTGAGAACATGACTAAAGAAGAACTTATGAAAATAAATGAAAAACTAAGTATAGAACTTGTAACAAGTAAAGATGAACGTAGAGAAGAAATATTAAATGAAAAGTTAGAAATATATAGAAAGATAAAGGAGAAAGATTATGAAGAAATATAAAACATGGGAAGTTGTTAAAATGCTTACTGAGACTAATAATTTAATATTTAAAACGGTTGATAATTACAGATTATCCAGTAATAAGTATGGATTATTAAAAGCTTATAGTAATACAGGAAAAGAAATAGAGTGGTCTGGAAACATTAATTTAGAGGATGCATGGACATTAGTACAAGAGCCAGTATCTTTTATTGAAGCTGTAAAATCTACAAAAGCAGTTAGGGTTGAACATGAATTTATAACAAAGTTAGAGCCAAGTTCAAGCGATAAAAGGTTTTTTAATGATTTAATAAATGGAAAATTTTTCGATATTGATAATTTAATTTACAACGTTTCAGAATATGCAGATGCAGAACCATTAAGAGACATTTTATTAAATGGTAAATGGTACGTGGAGGAGGATTAAACCATGAAAGTAGGAGTATACAGCTACAAAGGGAAAATAAAAGGGTTAAAAGCTTATTTAGAATCAATTATAGAAGGTGAGGATAAATGTGTGAAATAACTGAGTTAAAACAAGAAAAAGTAACTTTCAGCTGCAAAGTAACAAGGCAAGATCTTATCGAGATTACATTCGATATAAACCCAACCACATTAAAAAATCTTAACAAAATACAAGCTAACTTAAACATTGAAGGTAAAGAAAATCTACCAGAACTAGCTAAATATATAGCTGAACAATTCCAAGATGATGTAACAGAATTTGATGGTATTGGAGCTATAAAAATAGATGATGTTGAATCAAAGAAAGATGTTAAAGGAATAGGGATTAAGGTAATACAAAGTTGCGATAGAAAAACAAGAGTAATGAGGTGTTAATATGAAACAAGCAAATTTAGTAGGATTAATAAAAAAGTTAGCAAAGAAAGAAGGACACGATAATGCAGATAGTATTATTTGTGGAATGATGTTAATTCATAAAGACTATTTTTCTCTAAAAAAAGCAATAGAAGAATATTTAAGGAGTGAAGAACAATGATAGGAAATTTAACAAACCAAGAAGCTTATAGATTAATGCAAATAACAATTAAAAACTATGTTCCAGGATGCAATGAAATAGAATGTGCTAAAAAATCAGTTAAAGAATTTCATGAAGAAATTAAGAGGTAGATTATGAGTGATAGATTAGAAGTTTTAAAAAGAAATATCAAAAGTTTAGATGATGTTAAGGCTTATGTAGCAGGATTAATTTGTTATATACAAAGTCTAGAGAATAAAATTAAAAACTTAGAATGTGAAAATCAGCAATTAAAGAAAAATGGCTTCATTGAAGATTAAGGAGAAGATCATGGATATTAATACTGAAATAGAGATAACAAGAGAAAAACTTTATAAAAGCATTGACGATTATGGTAGGCAGCATATAAACACTATTGAGATAAATTCAGAGTTAGACAGGCTAGTTAATAAGGCTATGAAAGAACAGTGCCCAAGATGTGGACTTAATAAAAAGAAATGTGAATGTTTAATCACTAAGGAGGTTTTAAATTGAGAGAATACACAGATTCAGAAGTTGTTAAATTGCTTCAAAATAATCCTAAACTAGAATTTCAAGACGAAACTGGTGGAATAGCTCTTGTGGATAAAGAAGGAATATTAATTTATGAAAAGTTAGGCATAGATTATCCATTGGTACTTTCAGTTATAGAGAGCAAATGGATACTACAACAACAATCCAAAAATTTCCTTGATATATCTGATGAAAAACTATGTACAAAACCTGTAAAAGTTATTCATCCCTATCTCAAAAGTGAAAGATTCTTAACTCAAAATCGTTTACCAGTTCATATAGAAATTATACGAAACTGTATTTTTAATGATGGTTATGTGTTCTTAAGCAATCTTTTAGAGTTATTTGGTGTCTTATTCAATTCAGAACAGATTGCAGAAATCTTAAAATATGGAGAATGGTATTTGGAGGAGTAAAAAATGATTAGATATTACGAACTTATTGGACAAAGAATGGTGTGTCAATTGAATTTTAAAAAAGGATTTATCCCAACCAATGAATATGTTTCAAATTATATGAAATGTGAAGTTAGAGAAATCAGCAAGAAAGAGTTTTTCGAACTATCTGAAAAGTTTACAAATGAGGAGTAGTTATGAAGTATAAAATAACTAAATTCGATTACTTTATAAGTCTTATAGCAATATTACTTTTATTCTATGCTATGTATCAATTAACAGTAAATTAAGGGAGGTAAATTAATGGCTTGTAACTGTATAAATGAAACCATAGATTATGTGAAAAACAATCTATCTACTAAAAATGAAGAATGGAAGGATAGAAATATAACAGATGTAGACTTTTCAAATGTAGCATGGTTCTTTGATGGTTCTGGAAAAAGACTTTATTCACCAATGACTATAGAGTATGATGCTTTAAATAAAAAAGGTGAGCTTAAGCACAAGAAAGAAAAGTCAAATATGAATTACACTTATTGTCCATTCTGTGGGAAGAAATACAAGGAGGATTAACCATGGATACTATAGCAGTATTAGAAGCCTTATTAACAAACTTAGGAGAAAAATACACTGACTTGCAAACAGCTTATGACACTGGAGTAAGTGAAGATTTAGACCAAGCTTTAATAGGATTAAGCTATTGCATAGAAAATACTTTAAGTAGCTTTAAGGCTTATTTTGAAGATTTAAATAAAAGAGATAGATATGTAATTGAAAATATAAGATATCAGTTACAGATAGAAGAATTAGAGAAAATTATAAATAAACAAGCTAATCAAATATCAATATTACAATATCAAATTGAAAGTCAAGGATTATAAACTTGCAAAAAGGAGTGATTTTATGAAACTTTATACTTTAACTGAAAATTATCGTAACTTACAGGAGTTATTAGAAAATCCTGATATACCACAAGAAATGATTTTAGAAGCTTTAAACTCTATTGAAGGAGATATCTTTGAGAAACTAGAGAACATTGTAAAGCTCTTGAAAAGCCTAGAAGCAGATATAAAAATAATAAAAGAAGAAAAACAAAGATTATCAGCAAGGCAATCTTCTTTAGAAAATAGATGTGTAAATATTAAAGCATACCTAGAAACCTCTTTAAAGGCTCTAGGAAAGGACAAGGTTAAGAGTGGACTATTTACCCTATCTATTGGTAAAAACCCGCCTAGTGTTAATGTGGTAGATTTAAAGGCTATTCCGGAGGATTACTTGAAGTTTAAAGAGCCTGATGTAGACAAAAAAGCAGTTTTAGCGGATTTAAAACAAGGTAGAACTGTTCCAGGAGCAGAGTTAATTCAAACAGAAGGATTAAGAATAAGGTAAGGTGATTAGATGGAAATTAGATTATTAAAAGCTGATGAAATAGAAGTAAGAGTTCAAACAGTTAAAGAAAAAGGATACTCATTATTGCTTTATAAAGATGCAAGAGTAGACATGAGAATACTTGATGAAACCTTTGGGGTTAATGGTTGGCAGAGAACACATGAAGTTATAAACGGGAATTTATTCTGCAATATAGATATTTATGATGATACTAAAAAATGTTGGATAAGAAAGCAAGATGTAGGAGTTGAGAGCCAAACAGAAAAAGAAAAAGGACGTGCTTCAGATAGTTTTAAAAGAGCAGGATTCAATATTGGAATAGGTAGAGAGTTATATACTTCACCTTTTATATGGGTACAGGCTGAACCTGGTGAAACTATTAATGATAAAGGTAAATTCAAATTATCTCCTGCATTAAAATTCTCAGTAAAAACTATAGAATTCAATGATAAAAAAGAAATTGTAGGATTAGAGATTGCAGATAATAAAGGCAAAGTTAGATTTTCAACAAAGGCTAATAAAGGCACTTCTCAGCCCGATACAAGCATAGGAGAAAATAAAGGTGCAAACGTACCTACTGATAGTCAAAACGGCTCTGAGGGTAATTGTGAGCGTTCTGAAGCGCAAACAAAAAGATTGTTCGCGATAGCAAAGAATGCAGGATATACAGCAGCCCAAGTTAAATCAGCAGCAATAAAGAGATTTAAGAAATCAGAATTAGCTAAACTTACTAAACAAGAATATGACACCATGTGCAAAGGTTATGAGGGGGTGGCTAAATAAATGGGATATTTAAACCTAAATGGAGCCAATGAAACAGAAGTAAATTTAAGACAATTAGGAGGATTTATATTCAATCTTATAAGAATTTCAGATACTCAAAATGATAATACACTTGAATATCAAATTTCTGACGAAATGCATGTAGAGACATTTAATGAAAGATGTAAAAAACTAGATTTACCAATATATAATGAGTTGCTGGAATTACCTTCAAAATTAGAAGATAGAGACTTAATAATATCAAAAATGGAAGATGAATTAAGAGAAGCAACTGACACAATTAATTTATTAAAAGAACAGAATTTTGATTTGAAGTACAGGAGATGATGATATGACAAGAGATTTTAAAGGAGTTTGGATCCCTCGTGATATTTGGTTGTCAAAAGATTTAACACTACAAGAAAAGATTATGTTAGTTGAAATAGATAGTTTAGATAATGAAAATGGTTGTTTTGCATCTAATGCATATTTCTCAGACTTCTTTGAACTATCAAAAAATAGATGCTCGGAAATTATTAAAGGATTAAAAGCAAAAGGGTTAATAAACATTGACTATTTAAGAGAAGATGGTAAGGCAAATATAGAAAAAAGGGTTATTAAGGTGGTCGGAATATCGAAGGGGGGTATTCGGAATATCGAAGGGGGGTATTCGGAAAAGTGTGAAGATAATAATACATTATTTAATAATACAGATAATAAAAGTCAGAACAGAAAAACTAAAGTTTTTCCACCTGATTCTGATGAATACAAATTAGCTATTTTATTATATGAAATGATGAAGAATAATAACCCTAATGTTAAAGAACCAGATTATCAAAAATGGAGTAAAACTTTTGATTCTATATTGAGAATTGATAAAAGAAATCAAGGAGAAGTAATTAGGATAATTAAATTCTCTCAAACAGATCCATTTTGGCATCAAAATATATTAAGTCCTGATAAGTTTAGAAAACAATACGATAAGTTATATCTTAAATGGAAATCTGTAGAAAAGCAAGAGATTAAAGCTACACCAGTTAGCTACATTTATGACTAGAGGTGATTAAATGAATGTAACTCCAGATACTTTATTCAATTCAGAATTAGAAAGAAACATTCTAGGGGGAGTTATGCATGATAATAACTTACTAGATGAATTTATAGAATTTCCCCTAGATACTTTCTATGAAACAAGACACCAAGAACTATTTAAGATATTCAAAGATTTTAGGGATAAACAAACTAATATAGATATGGTTTCACTAGCCACTTATATATCTAAAAATAAACCTAAAAATCTTACAGTAACTTATATAGCTGATCTTACTAATAGTATAACCACAAATTCAAATTTTAAAACACATTTAAATTTATTACAGGATTATTACTACAAAAGACAGTTAAAAGATTTGATATATAAGGACATAGATTTTGCTAATAATGCTGATGAAATAAAAGATAAGATGCTAACTAAACTTAATGAAATATACCAAGATGAAAAATTAGAAGAAACTATGATAGATTATTTAGCTAATTATCTACAGAAAATTTATGATCCTAATATTGAATTTGGAGTATTGACAGGATATAGAAAACTTGATGAACAAACAAGGGGATTTAACAAAGGTGAACTTATAACAATATCTGCAGCTAGTGGAATAGGGAAAACAACTTTTGCTATGAATACTATGCTAAATCAAATCAGAAAAGGATATAAAGTTTCATTCTTCACATTAGAAGTCCCTAAAGAAGAAATAATAAATAAGTTTATGGCGAATATGTGTTCATTACAATTCAAGGCTATAAGAACTAAAAATCTTTCTGAACCTGAGAAAGAACGCATAATAAATGCCTTAAACTTCTTAAGCACAAAGAAATTCGATATATACGAAGGTAAGTCCAATATTGAGTATATCTGTAGTCAAATCAGAAAAGACAAACTTAATTATGATACTGATATAGCTTATGTGGATCTTATAAACAGAATTACAAGCAAAGAAAATAAATCTAATAATAGAGCTGATTTCTTAGGATCTATGACAAGAAAATTAAAATTACTAGCACTCGAATTAAAAATACCTATAGTTATAACAGCTCAAATAAATAGAAGTGTAGAACAAAGACAGGATCAAAGACCAACATTATCTGATTTAAAAGAATCTGGCGGAATAGCTGAAGATAGTGATTTAGTAATAGGACTTTATAGAAATAGAAACCTTGAAGATAAACATGTTAGAGATGAATTGGCAAGGGCAAATAAATTAAATTATAGTAGCCCTAACCCTGATTTTAACCCAGATAGAATAGAAGTTTTAATATTAAAAGCAAGATACTCTAATGCAGCAAGATATTCGATGAAATGGGAAGCTGATTATCAAAAAATAACGGAGGTAATGTGATATGTGGGAAAGATTATATGCTGCTCTTAAATTAACAAGAGAAAATGACAATATCCCTTTGACAATAGAAAGTAACATTCAAAAGATTAATGAGTTAATAACAGTTAAAGAAATAGAAAATATGAAAGCTGAAGATATAAAAGAAGCTGTTATAAACTATCTAGAAGTAATAGTTCCAGGAATGAGAAAATGAGGAAGGTAATTTTAGAGGATTTAGACTTCACCTGGGAGCCTAAAGATATTGAGAAGGCAAAGCTATTATGGAGAGAAGGATTAAGCTTAGAAGCTATGTCAAGGGCATTTAAAAGGGAACCAACAGAAGTGTTTATGTTATTAGTTCATTTAAATAGAAAAGATAGTATAAAACCTCGTAAGGGTTATATTTGGGGAGGTGTTCAAGATAGCAACTGTAACTGATGCAAGGATATTAGAAATAACAAGAGAGTATGTAGAAAATAAAAAGAGCTTAGATGAAATTGCTAAAGAAAATAAAATAGGCAGAGCAACAGTTAAGAAGTATATCCAGTATTCACAAGATATTGATGAAAAATTATATAACAGGGCTATGTTGAGGCTTGGAAGATATAAGTCCAGTAAAAAGAAAAAGGGTATGAAACTGACTTTAGATGTGTTTGACAGCATAGGCACTAAGAAGATATCTAAAAAGGATTTAAAGGAATGGTGGATTAAAAACGTTGAGGTAAATGATTTACCTATAGTTGAAATAGTAAAACTTGCTAAATTAGCAGGAATAGAAGTAGTGGGAGGATAGATATGAGAAAAATTAGATTTAAGGCAGTTACACCTCGTGGAATAGTAGATATTCAAAGAATAGATATTATGAAAGGTGCTTATTATTGGGATAAATATGATGGAGAAATGTGGATAGATATAGCTCGATTCCCTTTAATGCAATATTCGGATTTTCAAGATCAAAATGTAAAAGATATTTATGAAGGTTATATAGTCGAAGTAGAAGTAAATGGAAATAAATTTAATGCTGAAATAATATGCGAACATGGGACATTTATGTTGGCCACAGAAGGAACTGAAATAATAGATAATTTTGAATATAGTGAATATGACAATGTAATTCCTTTAATCAATATATATTCAAAACAAGAAACAGAAGAAGATTTTATAGATTGTATTAAGATTATAGGTAATATATATGAAAATCCTGAGTTATTGGAGGAAAGCTAATGGAAGAAAATAAAATAAAAGAAACCATAGAAGATTTAGAAAGAACTATAGCAGGACTTAATTATGAAATAAATCATACTGAAAGCTTAATTGAATTACCTACAATTCGAAATAGGATTAGAGTATTACAAAATGCTTTGAATATAGCTAGAGAAGCTCAGGAGACGATTAGAGGTACTTCTAACCCTTCCAAGGATATATTTATCCCTAAGGGAAATAATAAACTAGAATTGGCGTTTTTCATGGATAAATTGAAGGAGGAAACTAAAGAGGTTATTAATGCTTATGAGAAAGAAATTGTTAAAGATTATTACACTAATGGGATAAATAATCTGCTAGAAGAAATAGTTGATGTTGTGCAAGTTGCAGCTGATATTCTTGCAAAATTAGAATTAAGTCCTAAAACAATCGAACAGGCTATAGAAATTCATAATTCTAAATTAAAAAGTCGTGGCTTAGAGTTAGATGAAAATTATCCTGTTTTAAGATTTAAAATGATGGAATGAGTAGGAATAGTGATTATGTCTTAATTGTATCTCAAGGTGAAAATGTTAAATGTGAGATATGTGATAAGACAATAAAGAAGGGTGAAAGTTACTGGTTAAGTAAAACAAATAGAAATTATATAGGAAAAACTAATATGTTTACAGGGCATAAGAAAAATTATGCTACTTGTGAGAAATGTAAGTTCGGAAAATGAAATTAATGCGACGTTAAGTATAGCTATTATAGGAGGTAACATAAATGAATGTAAAAGAGAGAATAAAAAAAGAAATTGAAATACAAAAGGGTATAGAAGGAGATAATTGCCAAGATAAGATATTATTAAACTTTTTAAATATAGTAAAAACAGCATCTCAATGGGATGCATTTGTTAATTGTAGATTTCACCGATATGGCAAAACATCCTTTGATTCTCATAGGTTTTACTATCCAACAGAAGAATTATTGAAATTATTAAAGCAATAATTTAATACGCATTTCAAAAATATTAGGAGGTAAATATGATTTTTATTTTAGATAATAAGAAATATGATACGGAGAAATCAGAAGAAATATATAAGTTCAGAAGAAAATATCCTAGAGGAACTTTATTTAATATGCCAATGTATTATTTGGATTCCATGGTTCTCTATAGAACACAGAAAGGCAATTGGTTTTCAGTAAGAGAAACCGAAAGCCAAAAATTCATCGCATATATGGAGACAGACGGAAGTGTTAAAGAGATTTTTAGCAATTTAAATGAGGTTGAATTAATAGAAAAGTATTTTGGCAATATTGATGAAGCTTAGATAATAAAAATATCAAAAATAATCTGAAATAACAAGAGAATAGAAAGTAAGTCAACAATAGTTATTTCTTTCTATTCTCATATGCAAATAATAACTAAATGAGAAGGTAGTAAACATGGAGGTTTTAGATAAAGAAAAATTTATGAAAAAGGTTGTAAATGATTATTACAAGAAAAGATATGAGGAAAGAAGAAAAGCATGTGATGTAAATTGCTTAAAAGTAGAAGGAGTAATTAAGTCGAACAAATTAAGAGATAGAGCGAAAAGGAAGTGATTGTTTGGAAGAAAGATGTTGTGAAGTGTGCGGAACTACTAGAGGAGTAGAAAAACATCATGTGATTTTCAGAAGATTTGCTCCATACTTAGTAAATTGCAAGAAAAATAAAAAGTTTTTATGTGGTAATCATCATAGGACTGGAAAAGATAGTCCACATCAAAATTGGGAAGTAGATCTTAGTTATAAATTAGAATTTAAAGAATTTCTATTGCAGCAATTCAATGAGGATAGAAGATATACAGAAGATGAAATAAGAAAGAAATTAGGGATAGGTAAAGATGCTGCAAGGTCCTGTTGTAAGAAGCTTAAGTGGTGGCATGGAGGATATAAAAAAGAAGATGTTATCTTTAGAGCTTTAGGTAATTCAAACTTTTGGGAAGGTATGAAAGAACATGAGGTGGTTGAGTGTTAATTTTAATATTTAAATTGTATTTAGTCTCTATAATAATTTCAATAATGTCAATAGGTTTATTAGTATATAAAACTAAAACTGATATCACAATGATTGATAAATCTATGTTGATGAATAGAAAAATAATGGGAGAAGGTAAAGTAAAAGTTTTTGTACTGATTACACCAATATTAAATCTATTATTCGTAGCACTTGTATTATTTATAATCCTATCTAGTTATGAAGAACTTGAAGAATTTTTAGATAGTAGGTTACAGGAAGAAGAAGAAGAAGGTGAAGATTTTGACGAATAGCAAACAAAAAGGAGCCAGGGGAGAAAGAGAACTCTCAAATAAGCTTAAAGAATATGGATATAACGCAAGACGTGGACAACAATACTGCGGAGCTAATGGAGATGCCGACATAATAGGTTTGGAAGGTATTCACATTGAGTGCAAGAGAGTAGAGAGATTAAACATATATGATGCTATAAGCCAAGCTAAGGCTGATGCAAAAGAGAATGAATTACCTACTGTATTTCATAGAAAAGATAGGTGCGAGTGGCTTGTAACAATGACATTTGATGATTGGATGAAGATTTATAAATGGTATGAAGAAGGTGAATAGATGCGATTTACTGGCAAAGATACCACTAATATTGATAATAAATGTGGGAGTTGCAAATATTATGAGCCTTTAATAAAGAAAAATATTATATGGTCCAGGGGCAAATGTACAAACACTAAAAAGTGTGGATACAGACAAAGAACAGATTCTTGCAAAAAGTATGAGGTGAATGAAGCATGAAGAATATGTGGCAACCAATAGAAGTTCAAAAGATAAGTGAAAAGAATAATAAAGTCATTCTAGAAGTTGTCACAGATGCTTCTAAGGATGAAATATTAAGATATGCAACTGATAAGGGACTAAAAGGGGATTTGAAGTTTGATGATGGGAGAACTATAACAGCAGATCAGCGTAAAAAGATATTTGCTATGGTAAAAGATTTCTCTTTATACACAGGATATGAAGCTGAGTATGCAAGACAATTATTGACTTTAAGCTTTTGTATAGATTTTGACATAGAACCTTTTAGTCTATCTAATTGCAGTTTAGAGGTCGCTAGGGAATTTATAACATGGTTAATAGACTTTTGTATAGGACAAGATATACCGCTCTCTCAAACGGCTTTAGAGCGTACAGACGATATAGGGAAGTATTTATATACAACCTTAAAGCACAATATATGCTGCATATGTGGAGATAAAGGAATAACTTACTCTATTAAACAAGAGAAAATATGTTTGTGTGATAAACACCATGATGTCGCTAAGTTAAAAGGATTAGAAGAGTTTGAAAGATTGTTTAAAGTATATCCAATTAAGTATATAGGGGGTTAATAATATGATTAAAAAATTAAATAAAAAGCTAGTGAAAATGACTTCAAAATCTATATTTCATGATACTAGAGGAGATATAAGACAGATTGTAGAGTTATTAAATGATACTACTCGTAAATTAGATGAAGTTATAGAGAAGGTTAATGAATTAGATAGGAGAACTAAGAAATGAATGTACGCCAAAGAAAATTAGCTAAAAGAACTAAATTAGTTAGAAAAAAGACAGGATTACCATGGTATAGATGTAAGTGGGTAGCTAAGAGCAGAGCAATGTTTGAATTTGTAAAAACTTGTTGTTGAAGGAAGTGAGAATATGTGGGAGTGGATTAAATTAATTGCAATATCAATATTAGTTATAAATGTATTTATTGGTGGATGTATATGGAGAATTTATATAAAGAATAAAGACAAGATTATTGTTGTTAGGGAGGAAGATTTATAGATGTATAAAGTTGGTGATAGATTAGAAGTTAAAACAAGATTGTTGACTTGGGATATACCGATAGAAACTAAAATAATGACAGTATCAAGGGTAATTAAGAAGCCTTGGCAAACTTACTATGAATTTCATGGACATAAAGGGGTTCATTATCCAGAGAGTAGGATAATAAAAAAAGTTGATTAAATTTGTTTTTAGGAGGTTAACATGAAAAAATATGATTTGATTATTGAATGCATGAGAGAAGATTTTGTTGGAGAAATTACAGAAATGTTTTCTAAAGGACATCATGAAGAAACTGCCTTTAAAGCTATATGTAAAGAAGTATATAGTGAAGAATGTAGAGAAAATGATGAAGATGAACCTAATGAGTATTCATTTATAGATGATGCAAAGATATATCATAAGTGGGGAAAAATAGTTGGTTGTTTCGAAGATGGACAAAGAGTAGGTTGGACATTATCTGAAAGCAAGGAACATAAAAGAGGTTACTTCCCAATGACTAAAATAGATATTTAATATTAATTATTTAGCCTACAGGACATTAAAACTCCTGTAGGTATACAGGAGGAAATATCATGAGCAATTTAAGTGAATATATAGGCAAAACATTTACTGTATCGAGAAATGAAACAATTAGAAAAGTAAAAATAAAAGAAGTGTTAAGAGACAGAATGTTCTTATGTACAATTCTTAAGAATGGAAAAGAACTTTACAGAGAATGCTTCTTTGAAGAAGATATATTAAGACCAAAAGAAATTAAAGAAAGAGTTTTTTGTAATGACATTATAGAAAGAAATCGTAAAATAGCTGAGGGGTTTAAACAGGGTAAGACTAGAAAAGAATTGTCTAAAGAATTTAACTTGAGCCTACCTGCAATAACTGGAGTAGTTAAGGTATTTAGTTCTAAGAAAAGAACTATTGTAAGAGAGGTGAATTGATGGATAATATAATACAATTTCCAAAAGAACATTTAGACAAGCTCAAAAAAGAAAGAATGAAGAAAATGATTAATATGTTAATAGATTTAAGTGATGGAGATTTTGCATTAATATTTAAGACTAAAGATATGACAAGAGTATTTGAGGGAGATTTTAAAGAAGAATTTGTAGTGTGTATGTCTGATATATCTCAAATTAGTTGGAAGAAAGATAATTACTTCTTTAAGGGGTTTAATGATGTGCTTAGTCCTAATTCAAATAGAAGATTTTTTGACTTAAATCAAGAGTGATGGAGGAGTAGCATGGTTAAAGATAAAAAAGACTTATCTAATATAGAGAATAAGCTTAAGAATTATTTCTTAAAGGACCAGAAGATATTAAATATAGATAATAGGATAAAAGTACTAAAAGATATAATATTGGAATTAGAAGAACAGATAAAAAATGTAGATGTTAATGTACCAGTAGAAATAAGTTCTCCAACATGGGAAGAAAGAGTACAAACAAGTCCTACAGGAATGAGCCAAGCTGAGAGATCTTTATTCAGAATAATAGATGCTAAGATAACCGAATTAGACACTAGAAAAATAGAACTATGTAATTTAGAAAGGCGTAGAAGGGACGTATTACTCGATTACAGCGTGTTAGATACAAATATAGGCTTATTGGATGAAGAAAGTTTAAAACTCCTCAGAATGAGGTATAAAGATAATAAAACAGATACTGCAATATCTATAGAAATGAATATAGAACAAAGTTGGGTAAATAGAAAGAGAAAGAAATTATTAGAAAATATAGCTACCTGGGAAAAATGGGTTATATGATGGATAATAAACAAGCTATACAACAATTAAAAGACATGAAAAAGAGCAAAGAAACTTATGTAACTAAAGTTTATGGTGGAGCTTATAAAGAGGAGGTATGTGCTTTAGATATAGCAATAAAAGCTTTAGAAGAATTGGAAAACAAGTAATAGCGAGAGTTAATAAGCATAAAATTAGCATAAAATTAGCATAAAACACTTGATTTTCCTGTGTTATAATATATGTATAGAAAGTAACTTCTTTCTCATATGTGTATCTCTCCTATAGATGTATGATAAGAAACTAAAGATGTGGTTACTAAAATACCTATTGGTTTGCATAGTGGGGACTTAGTAAACTTAAAAGGAATTTAGTAAGAACTGCCTGGGGCGTAAAAGCCCCTTAATATGGTTATATACTCAACTGGGGAGAAGCCTTAGAGCTGAGAGTTCGAATCTCTCTATAACCTACTAAAGAACCTATCAAGCCTATGACTTTGTTAAGCTCAAATAGATAGGACAATGGTACGAATGAGACCGAAACAAGGTGAATGGATTTGATGAATTATATCTCTATGAGAATCATGGATTCAATGAATTACACCTTAATATGGAGATTGAATAAGGTCTATAAGGTTCAAACCCTTAAATCTCCTAATCCCCTTTTAATAATTGGACATAGTATTATCCTCCCTCACCAAGTAGCAGAAGTAATTCCAATGGCAAGAGTGTTGCTTCTGCTATTTTAAATAAGACATATTAGAGTAGTGGTGGAATAGGTAGACATAACCGAAATAAGATAGGTACCAGGCATTGAAGGTTCGAATCCTTCCTAAGTAATTTCTTTGATAGGGAAAGGCATGGTAAAACTGTTAGGTGCAAATCCTAACCTACTCTATTAAATAAACAAATAACTAAAATTCTCATAAACCTCTTTATTCAACAAAGACACTCTAGTTTAGATACTAGGGTGCTTTTGTTATGTAAAGAAAGAAGGAGAGATATAATAAATGGATAGAGAAATGAATTTAAAAAAGACTTGTGAAATGATGGTAAGCGATGACTATAAAGAAAGATTTAAAGCTGAGTATTATCAAGTTATACTTAGAGTTAATGGATTAGGGAGGATACTAGAAAGCTTTAAGCAAGGGACATTAGAATTTAAGCCTAAATGCAGTTATGAGCTATTAGAAAAGCAAAAAGAAATTATGTGGGAATATGCTAGTGTTCTTAGAGAAAGAGCTATTATAGAAGGAATAGAACTGGATTAGAGGTATATATAGGAGGATAAGTATGAAAGCAAATAATGGGCTAGTATTAATATTAAATCCTTGTATGTATGAAGCCTATAAAAAGTTAAATCTTCTTCATGTAGAAGATGGTATAGAATATTATGGTGGTGTAAAAGTAATTAAAGCTGATTATAATGGATTTAAAATAAGTTAGGTTATAATATAAAGGGGAGGGATTAAATATGTTAGATCATGCAAAGATAAATTACAACTTACCAAAAGCGGATAAAATACTTGAACTCGAGAAATTTTTATTTGAAAATGTATTTGAAAAAACATCCAGTGAATTAATTAAAAGAGAAGCTGAATTAATAAAACAAAAGCTAATTGGTAGTACTGGAGTAACGCATACTAATGATATAAATAAACCTTTAGAGCTAGAAGGAATAAATAAATTACTTGCAGAATTAGAAAAGACTAAAATTGATTATATTCCTACTTATGATGTTAATGAAAATGAATGTATTGTGGTAGACAATGAAGAAATTAGAAAAGAAGATCCTACATGGCAGAAAAGAGGTAAAACAATATTTTATCATCCATGTAATGAAGAATTAATAAGAAAGTTTTAGGGTGTGATAATATCACATCTTTTTTATTTGGAGGGATAGTATGTTAATAGATAAAGTGGAAAAAGCTCTTGCAGAAGCTAAAGAACAAAGAGCTGAAACAAATTATATATGTATGACAGAAGATAACTACAATAAACTAACTAAAGAGATTATAGAAAATAAATCAATAGATTCAAACGAATGTTTATTAATAGCTGGTAGAAAGTTTGAAACTAATAAATTGGAAGATGGTAGTATAGAGATACATTTATTAGATTAAAGAATGGAGGTGTAGTGTTATGGCACTAACAGAAAAACAAAAAAGGTTCATAGACGAGTATTTAGTAGATCTTAATGCTACAGCAGCTTATAAGAGAGCTTACAACGTTACTAATGATAATACAGCTAAAGTTAATGGTAGTAGACTACTTACAAAGGCTGACATTAGGGAAATAGTTGATAAAAGAAAAGCAGATAGGGCTAAAGACACTGGAATAACCGCTAATTATGTACTAACAAGCCTAAAGAATATTGCTGATAAATGCATGACAGCGGAACCTGTAACTGATAGAGAAGGTAATTCAACAGGAGAATATAGGTTTGATTCTAGTGGAGCTAATAGAGCTTTAGAACTATTGGGTAAACATCTTAAGCTATTTACAGACAAGATTGAAACAGAGAATACAACAGTTATCTTCAATGGTGAAGATAACTTAGAAGATTAATGCATATATGCAGAAATATTAATGCATAAAATATGTATAAACCTATAATCAATGAATAAATATACGCAAATATGCTAAAATTATCGGGAGAATACTTTCTTGAACGAATAAACCATGCATATAATGTCGCTAAACCATAATTTATGAACGTGTTTTTGAAAGTGAGGGTGATGGTATGAGTAAAATCCAAATAGATTTACCATCATTGATAGGTAAAGGATACGCTTCCTTTTGGAAATCTAAACATAGATATAGAGTTCTAAAGGGTGGGCGTGGAAGTAAGAAGTCAACAACTACTGCTATGTGGTTTATATATAACATAATGAAGCATAGCAAGGCAAATGCGGTTGTAGTAAGAAAGACATATAATACTCATAAGGATAGTACATTTGCACAGCTTAAATGGGCCGCTAAACGTCTAGGTGTATATGATAAATGGAACTTTACAACAAGCCCTTTAGAATGTACATATATACCAACAGGACAAAAAATACTATTTAGAGGATTTGATGATCCTTTGAAACTTACTTCCATTACTGTAGATACAGGAGTATTGTGTTGGGCATGGATAGAAGAAGCTTATGAAATAGATAATCCTGATGATTTTGACACCTTTGATGAATCAATTAGAGGTGAAATGCCTAAAGGCTTATGGAAACAAGTAACATTAACATTTAACCCGTGGGTAAATTCACATTGGACTAAGGATAGATATTTTGATAATGAATATCCCAATGCATTTACGCTTACTACTACATACAAATGCAATGAGTGGTTAGATGATTTAGATAGAAAGAAAATAGAAAATTTAGCAATAACAAATCCAGATAGATATAAAGTAGTTGGGTTAGGTGAATATGGAGTACCAGGAGGGGTTTATTTCGAGGAGTTTAGAACAGACATCCACGTTATAAACCCTATTGTTATACCTTCATATTGGACTAGATATAGAGTGCTAGATTATGGTTTAGATAAGTTAGCGTGTTATTGGATAGCTATGGACGAGCAGGGCAAGGCGTATGTATATAAGGAACTCTATCAAAGTGACTTGATTATATCGGATGCAGCAAGAGCGATACTTGATAGAACAGACCCTAACGAGAATATATTCCAAACTATAGCTCCTCCGGATTTATGGAATAGGAGACAAGAAACGGGTAAGAGTGCAGCACAGATATTTGGTGAGAATGGTGTGTATCTTTCTATAGCCAACAATGACAGGATACAAGGGTGGTATAACCTTAAAGAGTGGTTAAAACCTTTTGAAGATGAACAGGAAATAACTACAGCTAGTATGGTTATATTTAAGAATTGTACCAATTTAATTAGAACATTGCCACAAATACAAAGAGATGAAAGAAATCCTAATGATGTTGCTAAAGAACCGCATGAACTTACACATGCACCTGATGCTATTAGATACTTTGTAGCAGCTAGACCATTGCCAAGTATTAAACCTAAGAAACGTAGAAATGGATTTGATCCTTTCAATAGATATGAACAAGAACAATCTTATATAGAATGGTAGGAGGTTAAAATGATAGAACTAATCTTTTTATTTATAGTTATCCTTACAACAGTAATAACAACTCATATGTTGACGTTAAAAGCCTATAGAGAAGGTTTAGGAAAGGGATATGAGCTCAGCAATAACATAAGACCTAAAGAACCTAAAACTCTTGTGGAGGGTGTACAAGAGCATATAAATAGTAAGCAAATGGAATATCAGCAAAATGATGTACAGAATACGATAAGCGAGTGGCTTAATGGGGGTGTTTAACCTTGGACGAAAATAAGTGGTTGGATGATAAAATCCAAAAGCAATATAAAGAAGGATTGAATTATCAAGCTCAAATGCAATTCACTAGTAAGTGGCCTGAATATGAAAGATTTAAAGCAGGGGACCAGTGGCCACCAGCTACAGAAAAGACTAAGAACTTACCTAGACCAGTATTTAACATAATAGATTATATAGAAAATCATAAGGTTGCTTCAGTGCTTAATGAAAATATAAAGATGGTATTTAGTTCACAAGAAATAGAAAAAGTAGAAGAAGGACAAGAACCTACAAATCTAGAAATAGCTCAATCAATGAATGGAGCTGAAATGTTTTCTAAGTATAGTGAAACAACATGGGAAAACATACAACAAGATATGATTAACGAGGAAGTATTGGATAGTGCTTCTAATATAGGTACAGGTATAGTTCATTACTTTTGGAACAATAGCGTTAAAGGTGGGGTAACTAACAAATACATAGGAGATATGGAAGGTGAGTTTCTCGATCCTATCAATGTATTCTTTGGAAATCCACAACAAAAGAATGTACAAAAGCAACCTTATATATTGATATCAAGTAGAGATTTAGTGTCAAACTTAAAAGAAGCAGCCAAAAACAGTGAAGTACCTTTAGAGTATATAGAACAAATTAAATCAGATAAAGATACTGAAGATGAAGGATACGATAGTGCAAAAGTTGAGTTAACAGGAACAGAAAAAGCTACAGTAATAACTAAGTACTTTAAGAAAAATGGTACTGTATGGTTTAAAAAAGTAGTTGGTAATGTCATGGTCTATCCAGAGACAGATACACAACTTAGAATATATCCTATAGCTATAATGCAATGGAAACCAAGAAAGAAAAGCGTATATGGTGTAGGAGATACAGAGGGATTGATACCAAATCAAAAAGGTATCAATTTTTTATTGGCTATGATGTTGTTATCAGCACAAGAAACAGCGTGGCCTAAGATATTAGCTAAGCCAGGAGCTTTAAATGGACAGATAGTAACTAATCAACCAGGAGAAATTATTTATGATTATTCCAATTCTCCTAATGGTGATGGAATTAAATATATGAATACGCAAAATGGGTTTAACACAACTTCATTAGTTTTAGTAGATAAGTTTATAGAGATAACTAAAACATTCTCAGGTACAAATGATGCAGCAGTAGGAGAAGCCCCAGGTGCTAATATAGCAGCAAGTGCAATTATGATGTTACAGAAAGCAGCAGGAGTTCCAATAGAAAGTATTAGAAAACGTTTCTATAGATATTGCGAAGATGTAGGACGTATATGGGAAGAGTTCTGGAAAGTTAAATATAACCTGACCAGAATGATTAAAGTTAAAGATCAGGATGATAAAGAAGAAATGGCAGAATTTCTAGGAACTGATTATATAAATATACCATTTAATTTAAAAATAGATATAGGACCAGCCGGAGCTTATTCGGAATCATTGGCACAAAGTACATTAGATAAGTTATTTGATAGTCAACAAATAGATTTAGAAACCTATTTAAAATACTCTCCTAAGAGTGCTATGCCTTATAAGGATAGTCTTTTAAGAGATGTAAAACAGAAGCAACAAGAACAGGCTGTGATACAAGCTCAAATGATGCAAGAACAACTTGGAACGACACTTGATATGCAAGGACAACCACAAGCACCTATCATTAAACCAAGTGTTGATAAAGTTGCTAGTGGACAGATGTAGGCCGAAAAGGTCTTTTTTTATTGCCTAAATTCGCTTGAGATAGCGTAAAAATCTCTTTAAAGAAAGGAATTATTATGGATGAAATGATTGAAAGCACAGTAAACGCTGAGCCAGTGGGAAACGTTGAACCACAAGAAGAAATAGCAGAACAGTTAAAACAAGTTGAGCCTACAGAAAGCGTAACAGAGGAAGTCGCGGAACCTCAACAGGAACAACAAAAAACAGTTCAAGATGCTCAAACCAATGCTATGTTTGCAAAGATACGTAGAGAAGCAGAACAGAAAGCAAAGGATAACATGATATCAGAAATGTATGGACAAACCCATGGTATACATACATATGCAGAATATCAAAGAGCAGTTCAAGAACAAAAAAGACAGCAAGAAGCAGAGCAAAAGGGAATAGATCCACAATTTTATAATCAGTTTATGGAAATGCAGGAAAAACTTAATTCTATAGAAAAGGAAAAGACTTTTATAGAACAAGAAGCACAATTGACATCTGATCCAGAGGTGGGACACTTATACACTCAATGGAAAGATGATGTAAAATCAGTTTCTAAAGAATTTAATGTTGATTTAAATACAGCATTTACCCTTATATTACGTCAAAATCTTGGTAGTATATTGGGACAAACTTCTCAAAAAGCACAACAAGAAACAATACAAAAGATAAATAACAATGCCACTTCATCTCCTGGTGGATTGTCAAGCGAAGCAACTCACACAAAAGAATCTGTAAGCAAAATGAGTACAAAGGATTTTAAAGAGTTGCAAAATCGCGTGTTAAGAGGAGAAATAAAAGAATTTTAACGAGGTGTATATAAATGGCAACTAAAGTACAAGGACATTCAAATGGAAGTTCAGGAAATAACAATCAATTAACTAATGAGCAAGCTGAGTTTTATCAAAGAACCATGCTAGAAAGGCTACAAGATTCAGTAGTGTTCATGAACTATGGTAAGAAACAAAACATACCTAAAAATTCAGGTGCTACTACTTCATGGAGAAGATTAGAAATGCCTTCAGTAGCTACTACAGCTATAACTGAAGGAGTAACTCCAGATGGAATTGACTTAACAATCAATAAGGTAAATGCAACTGTTCAACAATTTGGTGCATGGACTAAAATGTCTGATTTTATATCTATGGTTGGATTAGATCCACTATTAACAGAAGTTTCTCAAATGTTTGGGGACCACGCAGGATTATCAATGGATATAATCGTAAGAGATATATTAAAAGCTGGTACTAATGCACAGTTTGCTAATTCAAGAGCTTCAAGAGCAACCCTTGCAGCTGGAGATGTTTTAACAACTGCTGAAATCCAAAAGGCTAGAGCGACAATGGTTAAAAATAATGTTAAGCCTATATCTTTACCTAATGGCGGAAAGGGTTATTTAGCTTTTATTCATCCTGATACAGCAACTAAAATATTTAATTTAGATGAATGGAAAGACCAAAATACTTATGTAGATATCAAGAACAGAGAAAAAGGTATTGTAGGCCAAATGTATGGTATTTATTTCATGGAGGCAACTACAGCACCTACTTTTGCAGATGGAGGTTCTGGTGGAAATTTAGCTGGGTTCTCTACTCTTATAATCGGTGAAGGTGCCTATGGTATTCCAGATGTAGCAGGATCATCTAAACCACAAATTTTAGTGTTTAAATCTGGTAATACTGAAAACCCACTTGAATTATATTCAACTGTTGGTTGGAAGTCATGTTTTACAGCTGCAAGATTAAATGAAAAGTGCATATTAAGATTAGAACATTTAGCAGTTTAATAAACTTGGAGGGTATAGTGCCCTCCTTTATTTTTTAGGAGGAATTTTTATGGCAAAGCAAGAAACAAAATGGGGCAAGCAATTCTCAGAGGAACCTTTAGTGGATTTGTTTATCCCTAAAGATAAATTAAATAAAGATAATGCAAAGTGGCTATGCATAAATGGTGAAGAAATATGGTTAGCAGTAGGGAAAAGAATAAAAGTACCTGTAAGTGTTGCTGAACTATGGAATAGATCTTATTCAGAAACAATCGAAGCTGAAGAAAAAATGTCTCAAAATATTGAGATTCAATCATAATAAGCCTTAATAGGCATTGAGGTGATGTAACTTTGGAAAGAATGTTTGATGTCAAAGCTTATGCTAAATCTAAAGCACAAGCAGAAAAAATGACTTATTATCAAAATGACACAAAAGCTTCAAAAATATTCTTTGAAATTAATCAAGATTCAGGAACTCCTATGGAAGGGATTGTTTCAGCTGCTGTCACCTTGCAGAATCCAAATGATGAAGAAGATACAACCACTTGGGGAATGGATTATATAGACATAGAAGATAATTTAGTTACCTTTACATTACCTAATTGGGGATTAACAGAAGAAGGAACATATAACGGACAAATAAAAGTTTATGGAACTGATGAACAGAGGTTAACCATGACTAATTTTAAATATAAAGTAACTGCGGAGATACCTTCAGGAGTTTCATCTACTGATTCTGATATACCTATATTGACTGGATTAATAAACGATACTAATGAAGTAATGAATAGACATGAGACTAATTATGAAGAAGCTTTAGCATTAAGTGCTACTAATGCTAATCTTGAAATTGTAGATGCAAGAAAAGGTAAAACTAATTTAGGTTTAAAAATTGATGAAATTGATTCGTCTTTGGAAGATATTTCGTACAATGTTAGTAGTTTTGGTGCAGTTGGCAATGGAATTACAGATGATACTATAGCTATACAAAATACTATAACTGAAGCTGGGACAGGGAAAAAAATTATATTCGAAAAGGGTAAAACCTATAAAGTGTCCTCAACAATATTTGTACCAGTTGGAGTAATTTTGGAGTTTAATTATTGTACCATTACTCCAGTAAGTGGGGGAACTTTCACTAATGGGTTTGTATTTAGTTGCAACAGTTCAAATGTAAGTACATGGGATGAGCAATATCCATATAAATTTGTTGAATTTAGACATTTAGTAAGCGATAATGTTAATTTGATTAACAATCTCAAACTAATATTTGCGGCGTGTCCACTAAGAACAGTAGACGTATATTCAAGGCGTTATTACCAAACAATTAAAACAGGTTCTTTATATATAGATTTATTTGATATTAATTTTGTTATGGTTGTAGACCATATGTCATCAACAAACTATTCCATAGAAAAAGTTGGACAAGGTGATTCTGTAACATTCAAGGGCATACATTGTGTAAACTATTTATCAGGAGCATATTTAAAAGGTGTTTCTATAAGTGGTTCTTTAGGCTGTAAAATTGAAGGCTGTTTAAACGGTGATTATAAAATAAATAATTGTGAAAGTATAAGCTTTGATAATTGTCATTTTGAAAAAGGTAATATATTACTTCAAGATAGTAACGGAGAAATTAATAATTCATATTTTTGGAAGAAACCAAATGAATCATGCATTACATTGGTTGATAGTCAATTGCAATATAGTGGTCAAATTAATAGACCTTTTACACTAAATAATGTTGTATTTAAATTAAAATATCAAGTATATTCATATAGTTCTGACTATGACGAAATAGATATATCATCCTATGCTGGAGAATTGATTTTAAATAATGTCTTTAGAGAATGTGAAAGTTACGGTGCTCCATATGCATATGCTTATAACTCAGGAATTACACTTAAAACTGGTTCTGGTACAAATATTTTAAGTAACTCTAATAATTTAACTATAAGAAATAAAATTGTAAAAAATGATAAAATTATAAACGGAGCTAATGATGATGGATATTATTATTTAAGCAATATAGGAACATATGAGAGTGCAAATATAGATTTTAAAGCATCTCTAACTACTTACTATTATCGAATTGCATCTATATTAGATAAAGGAAGAATGATAGGAGTTATAAATAATTCTGGTGAAAAATCTATTGCTGTAACAAATGCTCATTCATATGTAAAATTTATTTTTGGTAGTTCTGCTATATTTTTACCTATGATTAGGATATATAGAGGTACCTCTACGGGTGTATATGACAAATATGTTGATATACCATATACAATGTCTAGGTCTTTATTTGATACAGGTGAAGATGTCAATGGTTTTGCATGGAAAACAAATGTTTCAAATACTGTTGATACCTTAAATACTTCTTATGCTTTTGAAATGCATGGTACAAATATAGTTTCATATGGGACTGGAATACCAACTATAGGGACTTGGTTAAGAGGAGATAGGATTATAAATATGAATCCAAGTGCTAGTGGTTATGAAGGTTGGATTTGTACAGTAGCAGGAACTCCAGGAACTTGGAAAGGTTTTGGGGTTATTCAATCATAATAAGGGAGATGAGTATTATGAATCTTAGAAAGGGCTATAAAATAGTTAATGATAGAGGAAAAACTGGGATAATAACTGAGTTTTCTTTTAAGAATAAAGAAAGAGTTATTGGTTTTGAAGGAATAGACAACTCTGATGGATGGTGTTATAGAAACCAAATACTAGAAGTATATAAACAAAACGGAGAGAGAATTTATTAAATAATAAAAATGTTTTGGATAATCAATTAGAAGGAGTTTAACTATGGATAAAGAGGTACTGGCGAAAGAAATTAGAGCAACTCTTAGTGGATTTATGCGAGAAAAATTTAATGTAAATATGGCGATGCTAATTAAAGATATTAACTATGGAACATATACTTTTTTATTAGCAGCATATTTCTTAGATATATTAACTCCATATGATGGAACTAAGCTAATAGCAGAATATTTTTACAAAAAGTTATCGAAAGATGCTTTTTCGATGATTTCAAGGATAAATATTGTAAACACATTAGACCCAACATTGATATTTATTTACGATAGATTAACAATTACTAATGGTATAGGAAGTATAAAAAATAGCTCATTTTTCAATGTTTGCTTAGATGATGTAGTGATATTTGAATCACATAGATGATTCTTCAATTAAATAATCGTACTAGAAAATTATTGCGAAGTAACATTAGAGAGTAGAAATACTCTCTTTTTATTTTAACTAAAAGAAGGTGATTAAATGAAATTTTCAGAAATTTACACCTCAGTAATGAATAAATGTAACGTAGATACTGATGATGATCAAGCTATAAAGGTTATTAAAGATGGTATTAATGTTGGATATAAGGAAATAACAAAAGAAAGTAAGCTTATTAGTACAGTTAATATTACACCTACTAATAAATTAATAACTTTACCTGACGATATTATAGAAATCCTGAAAGTAACTCCTGTATTAGATGGAGAAGATCAACTAGTGGGAAATAATATAATAACCAATAAAGAATATGAATTTACAATAGTTTACTCATATACTCCTGATTCGTTAACTAAAGATAATGATGAACCAGAATTACCTACTAAATTTCACGATTTATTAATAGATTATGGTTGTTATATATATTATCAATTCAAGAAAAAAGATACTGCAAGAGAATTCTACAATTCATATAGAACATCTTTAACTAATATGGTGACTAATAATTTAGGGCAGAATAGTGTTAGGGCGGTGTATTCATTATGGTAAAAGAATATAGGTTTAAATTAGGCCCTATTAATGGGTTAAACTTAGCTATAGATGAAAGTTTATTAAAACCTAGTGAAACACCTTCTAGTATGAATGTAGAAATAGATACAGGAATATTTAAAACAAGTTTAGGTATTACAAAGTATGTAGCAACCTCTTTAAACGGGTTAGATAGTATAATGACATATTATAAGGATAAGGTTGGATATATCCTTGTAGGAGCTTCTAATAAGCTTTACAGACTAAATGGAAGTACATTTACTGAAATAGCCAGTGGATTTAGTTCAAGTAGTTTCGATTCAGTAAATAACAACGTAAACAGTGAAGATGTTATTGTTATAACTAATACTTCTGGTAGTGATAATGTTAAAGTTTATAATGGAACAACTGTAAGAGATTTAAAAAGAAATGGTGCTGCTAGTGCTGATGCTTCAGACAATAAAGCCCCTCATGGAAAATTTATAGAGCTTCATTATGAAAGATTATGGTTAGCTGATGATAATAACTTATATATCTCTAAAGATTTTGATATTGACGACTTTACTACACCTACAGATGAAAATGAAGTCAATATGCATGGTGCTGAAATAGTAGCTTATTCAAATGATGGTTCTAAAATAATAGGGCTTAAAGTTATATTTGATGATGTTGTTATCTTTAAGGAAAAATCTATATTTAAAATTTATGGTACCAATCCAACTGTATATCAAAAAGTACAAATATTTTCTAGCAATGGAGCTATTGCAGATAAATCTATAGTTGCAACTTCAAAAGGAGCTTTCTTTATAAATAAAGATGGTATCTATGTCTATGATGGTACTAATGTAAACCTAATTTCTCAAAAGATAACTCCAATATTCAGAAGGATTAATGTTGATGCAATAACAAAAGCGGTAGCGTACTATTGGAATGATAAATACATTTTGGCAATTCCTGTAGATGGTAGCACTGAAAACAATCTAATAATTGAATATGATCTATCTACTAAAGAGTTTATAACTAGAACTGGATTCTCTGTAAGGAGTTTCGCAGATTTAGGTGATAAGCTCTTATTTACTTCTAATAACTATATTTATCAATACAACACAGGAACAACTATTGATGGTGCTGTTATAAATGCTAATTGGGAAACCGGATTAAGTGATTTTAATATGCCTAACGCAGTTAAAGAAGTATCTTTAATCTATTTCACAGGTAAAGGAACAGGACAAGTTAAGATTAGTTGTATATCAGAAAAGAAAACTAAGTTTAAGATTGTCGATTTAACAAGTTCTAATAAGGTTTATAGGCTTAACATAAACAATAAAGGTAGATTAATTAAATTCAAAATAGAAAATGTATCAGGCTCACCTATAGAAATTAACGGATTTAATGCAGTATATGAACTTGATGAAGATTAGGAGGTGTGTTCATGGGATATAAAAGAGAAGATATTAGAGATTCAAGCCCTTTAGGATTGAAAAAAATTAATGATAACTTTATGAATATGTGGCAAAAGATGTTTGGAAATATTAATTTTGCTGATTTGGATAACGGAACAAAGAAAATAATAAATTCAAAGGTTTCACAAGGAGATTTTGAAACAGAAATTAGCCAATTAAGTGATGAAATATCCCTAAAAGTATCAAATGATGAATTAGGAACTAAAATAACTCAGAATTGGGAAAGTGTAATAATAGCATGGAATACACTTTCATCCTTTGTTCAATTTATAGATGGATATTTGAAGGTTCAACATAGTGATGGAAGCTTTACTAAGTTGTCATATGATGGATTGCAAAGATTTATTGCTGGAACTGGAAAAAGTTATTTCTATACAAGTGCCTATATAGAATCAGGAAATTTAGACTTTAATTTTACTACTAATTCCAACGGGACTATACTAAGCGGCGTTTCTATAGATTTAGATATACCAACGGAATTAATTGGTAAGCAAATTACTGTAGTTCCATTGTTAAGAAATATGACGTGCATAAGTACACCTGGAAATTTTCTAAGTCTTAATAATACTGCACCACTAGCTTCAATAAATACAAGCACAAACAAAGTTAGTTTCACAATACCAGTAGATGGTTATTTAACTGGCGGTGGTTCTGTAATGGCATTGTATCAAAATCAAGGGTTTATATTAAGAATAAAGGTTGGAGCTATTCTCATAGCTTAGAGGTGATTTAATGGATAAAATGACAGTATTCTTTAATAAACGTACTGGAAATATCCGAATTGTAAGTGGTGGAGAACAGACCATGGATATATTCGGAGAAGAAAAACAAGATTATGAGTTAATATATGACTTTATAGTACTTGAATTTGATAGATATGTTCTTGAAAATTCAGGTTCTTTTTACGTAAATGAAGATAGGGAACTTAAATTTAGAGAATCAAACAATTTAACTAAATACATGTAAAGGAGGTTTTAAAATGCCACAAAGCATGGATTATTACAAACAACAAGCAAACGATCAAGTTAAAGCTCAATATGCACAACAACTTCAAGATTTACAAAATCAATATAATCAAACTAAGCAATCAACTTTAGATTCAGGAAAACAAACACAAAATAATTACAATAATCAAGTATTGGCGAGAGGGTTAGGAAGAAGTTCTATAGCTAGTACAGGATTATCGGGAATAGAAAATGCAACCAATAAAAATATAACTAATCTAACTACAAATTACAATCAAGGCATAGCTGGGATAAATACCAATAGAGATAGCGCGGTTACTCAATTAGCTAATTCTCTTTATAATTCTGATTATCAAAGAGAATGGGCTAAGCAACAAGCAGAACAAGCGCAAAGAAACTGGGAGGCACAACAAGCAGAACAGAAAAGACAGTTTGATGCTCAACAAGCTTTGGCACTTCAACAAATACAAGCCCAAAGAGCTGCGGCAGCAGCAAAGTCTAGTTCTTCAAGTGTAACAACTAAAGATGGTTCAGTCATAAGTAAAGCAGATATAGATGATTTAGTAAATGGAAACACTAACCCAAATGATAAACAACGTTCTTTATACGGATTACTTAATGCAATGAGCGGTAATAGTTCAATGAGACAATATGTTCAAAATGCCATAAATCAAGTCGGAGGTCAAGTCGCTGATTATGCAAATAATAAGCGTTATGTTTCTGACAATAGTCCATCTGCTGGAAGTTCAAGGAGAATATCAGGTAACGCAGTATATTAGGAGGTGTTAGAATGAATAAAATTTTGCAACTATACGGGAAAAATCTAACTGAAGATGTAAAACAAGATGATGCATTATCCATGCCTTCGAATGCTAAACCTAATGTAAATCCTATATTAATGAAATATGGTTCAAATTTAATAGATGAAGTTAAAAAACCAAAGGCTTCATCTATTCCTATGTATAATGATATATTTGAAAATAGTTCACCAAATAATGCTAGAACTAATTATATAAATCAAAGAACTCAGGAACTACAGAAAGAATATGCTCCTTTGAAAAACGATAGATTATTTGGGTTATTGAAAGGTAAATCAGATGAAGAAATAAACCAAATAGTTAATAAAAATTTACAAGATTATATCAATGCTTATGATAAAGAACAGGCTAATAAAAATAAAACTATTCCTACTAACTCAACAGACTATAAAGAATTTTACAAGAATGATGTATTAGGAGATAGTAATTTACCTAGTTTTGTCAAAGACTTTGCAGCTAACGTAGGATTAGTAAATACCAAACTACAACAAAACCCTATTACTGGAAGATATATTCAGGCTATGAATCAGAATAGTGGACAACAGGTTACGGATGATCTAGGAAACGTAGTAGAAGCCCCTACAACAGGCAATAAAATACTTGATACACTAATAGATATACCAGCTAATATAGGGGCTAATATAGTCGGAAATCAAGCAATAGGAGCAGGTAACTTTTATAGCCAAACTGGTAAAGTAGCAGATAATTTAATCAATAGAACTAACTTAGAAAATCCTTTATTAAAAGCGGCCGCAAGAGGTGGAGCAGAAAATGCACTTCAAGAGGGCTTAATGTCAATAGGTAAAGGTGATAATGTTTCGGATATAGCTAAAAATACTTTAGTTGGAGGACTTCAAGGGGCTGCTTTTGGTGGTGCTTTAGAAGCTGGAGGACGAGGACTAAATAGACTTAAAAATGCAGCAGTTACAAGTTCAAATACAATAGAAGATGGTATTAAAATGTCTCCAAGATTAAAACAAGTAAGTGATATTAATTATAGTAACGCAGATATGCCTTTAAATAGCCCTATAGACGATTCTAAGTTTAAAGTTATGAATAGCGATATAGAAAGACCTACTAACTCAATCGACGTTCCTATAAAGGCTGAGAGCCAACCATTGAATGTAAGTAATGCTAATGATTCTATAAATATTCCCAAAAATAAAGCGAATTATCCAGAGGGTGAAAGCAGATGGAAGAGCACTGTTCAAAATGATAACAATACAGATCCTGAATTACAAAGATTATTAGCTAAAACTATTATAAAATATGACATATCTAACAATAGAGATGTTTTAAATGTAGCTAAAAAGATGATAGATACTGACATTGATTCGGCAATAAAAGTAGTTAAAGAAACTACAGTTCCTACGCCGGAAACTAATGCAATGTCACAATTATTAATACAAAGATTGCAAAAAGATAAACGATACAATGAGGCTATAGAGTTAATAGAAGCTACCTCAAAAAATGCTACTACACAAGGTCAAGCAATTCAAGCTTTAAGCATGTGGGGAAGATTAACGCCTGAAGGTATGCTTAGACATGTACAAAGTACATTTGATAAAGCTAATGTTGGGAATAGAAAAACTAGAGTAGGTAATTTAGGAGATAAAATAGACGGCTTTCAAAACAAAGTTGGAAAAGAGTTGAAATTAACACCTGAGTTAGTAGACAAAATTACCAATGAAATGACAGATATATCTAAATTAGAAGATGGAAGTTATGAAAAATTGTTTAAAACAGCTTCACTTTTAGCGGATATAGATGAAATGGTACCTAAATCAGTTTCTCAAAAACTTTCTACTATACAGGCTATGGCACAATTATTAAATCCTAAAACAGTAGGAAGAAATATTATAGGTAATACTTTGTTTGGACAGGGGCTAGAAAATGTATCTCAAACCCTTGCAACTGGATTAGATAAGGGAATAGGAGCATTTACAGGTAATAGAACTACATCTTTACCAAGTTTAAGTACACAAGCTAAATCATTCAAAGAAGGTTTAAGCCAAGGGATAAAAGAATCTCTAGCTGGAGTAAATACAACTAATGTTACTGGTAAATATGAACTAGGAAAACAGAACAGAACCTTTAAAAGAAGCACCGGATTAGGTAAATTAGAAACTGCTATGAATGTATCTTTACAAGCACCTGATAGAGCAGCTTATAAAGCAGCTTATGATGATACTTTACGCTCTATGACTAAAGCAAATAACGGACAAGTAACTGATTCTATGAAAGCTTATGCAGACTTTACAGCTAAATATAGAACATTCCAGGATGATAGCGCTATCTCCAACACATTTAAAAAATTAAAAAAAGCTTTAAACACCGTAGGATTTGGTAAAAAAGATTTTGAAGGATCAAAACAATTTGGTTTGGGTGATTTGGTATTAAAATATGCTAAAACTCCAGCTAACATTATAGATAGAGCTTTAGATTATTCCCCAGCTATAGGAGTAATTAAAGGTATAGCAAGAGATAGTAAAAAGATAGGTACACAAAAAGCTTTTGTTGATGCAATGGGTAGAAGCTTAACCGGAACAGGAATAATGTTATTAGGTTACAAATTATCAAAAGAAGGTATATTGACATCTAAAAAGGCTGAAAAAACCAGTGAAGATAGATTTAATAGGCAAATAGGACAAAATCCTTATTCTATAAACATAGATGCATTTAGTCGTTGGGCTAATGGTGAAGATGCTAAACCACAACAAGGCGATAAATTTATATCGTGGGATTGGGCTGCTCCTACAGCTTTATTATTTTCAATGGGTGGAGATATTGCACAGTCACAAAAAGAAAATATTAATTGGGGTGAATCTATAAGTCAAGGCTTAACAACAAGTGCAAATACTTTATTAGAACAACCTTTATTTACAGGGGTTCAAAATTTAACTTCTTTTGGAGATTTACCTAAAGGGCTAATGAATACAGCTTTAGGAGCTGCAAATTCATTTACTCCAACAGCTTTAAAACAAATAGCCCAAGTATTTGATAATACAGCAAGAAATACTTATGATCCTAGTCCAATAAAACAAGCTGCAAATCAAGTTATAGCTAAAATACCAGGAGCTTCAAAAACTTTAGAACCTCAAATAACTACGTTCGGAGAAGAAAGAAAGAACTATAATTCTAGTGGATTACAGAGAGGATTTGATATTTTTGCTAATCCTTCATTTACAGGAACATATTCTACTAACGAAACAACACAAAAAATAAAAGATATTGCAGAAAGCACTGGAGATGTCGGTATATACCCTAAAGTTGCAGATAAGAAAATAACACTTCAAGGTCAAACAGTTCAATTAACTGCTAAAGAGTTAAAAGACTATCAACAAAAGATTGGCCAACAATATCTAAGCAGAGCAGGAAGTATAGTTAATTCTAGTAAATCCGACCAAGATAAAGCTAAACAATTAGAATCTTTACTAAGAGATATAAATACAAGTGCCAAAGAAGATATATTTAGAGGTCGTAATATAACCCTTAAGAAATAGCAAAAAGGAAGGTTGCCAAGTGTGAAGCTAAAAACAACCTTCCTAAAAACACACCCTATCGAGTGTAAACTCATTATAGCACTCAGAAGGGGTTAAAAAAATGAAACATTTTGTAAACTTTATGAAATAGGTATGAACCTAGAAAGTGAGTGCTTATGAAAAACTCAAAAAACTTAATGACTTTACTAATAATCATAGTGTCTATTCTTATAGGGGCTATAATAGGGCATGGCTTCAAAGCTAGTCCCATAGAGATAAATAATACTAATACAAATATAAACGGAACAGTAGACCATAAGATAGACATAAATAAAGCATCTAAAGAAGAGCTAATGTCTTTAGGAGGAATAGGAGAAGTTAAGGCACAAAAGATAATTGATAATCGCCCATTTACTTCTATCTATGATCTTAAAGATTTTATAGGAGATACAGTATTTAATAAGATAAAAAACGATTTGGAGGTAGAATGATGCCTTTTGATTTATTGAGTACAGCCGGACCAGTAGGAATACTGGCTATTTTTTTAGGATTTTTATTAAAAGTTCAAAATGACAAGGATAAAAAACAAGCTGAAAATTATCAAAATTTAGTTAATGATGTTATGGACAAGTCAGAAGAAAGAGAATCCAAACTTATGGAACAGTTAGACAAGTACAATTCTAGCCTTAAGGAAATATCGGACAATATAAAGATAATTCCAATAATGCAAAAAGATATAGAAATATTAAAAAATAAAATGAATTAAAAAGGAGAGAATATTATGGATTTTGATTTAATGAAATATGTTACTGAAAACGCATTAGTTTTAATACCTGCATTATATGTATTAGGAATGATTTTAAAAGGGACTGAGAGCGTTGCAGATAAAAACATACCTTTAATATTACTTCCACTTGGAATTTTAGGCTCAGTAGCTTTAAGTGGGCTTACAGTACAAGCGGTTATTCAAGGCGTTCTTGTAGTTGGTGCAGCTGTTTATACTAATCAATTATTTAAGCAAATCAAGAAAGATGAATAGGTGATTATATGCATATAATAGATAAAAATTTAAAATTCGGAGATTTAAGCAATAGAACATGGACAAGTAAAATTGTATACCATCATGCTGATTGGGATAATTGCACCGTTGAAGATATTCATAGATCACATGTTAATAGAGGATGGAGTGGTATTGGATATCATTTCTTTGTAAGAAAAGATGGTTCAATATATCAAGGTAGGGTTTTAACAGCTATAGGAGCTCATACGCTAGGTCAAAATTCAGATTCTATAGGAATATGCTTTGAAGGTAAATTCACAGTAGAACAGCCTACAGAAGCTCAATTAAATAGTGCTAAAGAATTAAGATCATATTTAAGGAGTATATATGGAGATATAAGAGAATATGGACACAAAGACTTTATGTCTACAGACTGCCCAGGATCATTTTATAACCATATAGGTTCTCTTTCTTCAAGTGCTCCAGTAAAACAAGAAGTTCAAGCTCCAACTCAAAAAGCTACATGGCAAAACTATATTGATGGAGATATAATTAAAAGATTCCAACATGAACTCAATGTACAGTTTAACAGAGGATTAGATGAAGATAGTTTTTTTGGAGATTTATCTATTAAGGCTACTCATGGAATAACTGTAAGCAGAGGTGCTTTTGGTAATATAACTGGAATAATACAAGAAAGATTAAAGGCCTTGGGATATTATAAAGGCAAAGTAGATAATGACTTTGGTGGATTAACTGAAGCAGCAGTGGGACAATTCCAGAAAGATAGAGGATTAACAGCAGATAAGATAGTGGGAACTAATACATTCTCAGAACTATTTAAGAAATAATTATAAGCCTAGGGAAAAATCTCTAGGCTCTTTTTTTATTGCTAATTTTAAGTGCAATATGCTAGAATTTAGTTATATTGGTTGAGGGGGAATATTTATGAGAAAAAAGATATTTTTAATCTTTTTTATATTTTTACTAAGTTTTAGTATTGTTGCTTGTAGTAGTAAAACTAAAGAAAAGGGAGATATTAAAGGCAATATAAATAGCAACGGCGAAAAAATATATCATATGCCTGATGGTGCTTATTATGATAAAACGGATGCTGAACAATGGTTTAAAACAGAAGCAGAAGCTAAAGAAGCTGGATTTAGAAAATCTAAGAAATAAGGTGATTGAATGAAATTATCTATTAATGAAAAAGAAAAAACAATACTCGCATATTTAATTGTATTGATTGTTTTAACCATAGCATTTATACCTTATACACGATTTGGTTCTACAAATATTGGAAGCATAATAGAAAAAAGAGAGTACTCAGAATATTACTATATAAATCTTTTTAAAGATGATCTAAGCAATGAGAATATAAGATTAAAAGCTAAAATAAATAGTAGTACTCCTAGTTTTGGAGATACAGGAGAACGCACTTATTATATTGAAGAAATTTATTTAGATGATGGTAATGTCATAGAATTTTATAATAGTGGAGATTTTCAAAGTTTAGAAATTGGAAAAAAAATTTGGATTCCCGACGATGAAGATAATGATAGATATATAGAACTAACTAAGCAAAAAGTTAGCCCCAATTAAGGGGCTTATTTTTATATTCAAATAAGTATATAATATTAAAAAATAGTATTATATTTTCTTGTTAAACTAAATATAGGAGTATGTTCGCCTATGATTGTTTAAACAAGAAAAATTTCTAGTGTCTCAGTCTTGGGATTATAAATAATTTTGTCAAAAGAATACATTAATATTTCTCTCTTTTCTTCTATACTCATATCTTTATTGTATTGTAATATCTTACTATAAGTAGATTCTTTAGTATTGGAACTTATAGTCATATCTTCAATTTCAAGATCTGTACGCCTAGTTATTAAATTAGTCTTTTCTAATGTTAGTTCCTCAATCTTATTTAAAAAGACTTTAGAAGCTTCTACGCTTAATAACATAACTTTATCCATTAACCCATTAATATTCTTCTCTATGGTCTTAATTTTGGTATTTAAAGCCTTAATTTCATTCCTATTATTAGTTTGCTTAGAACTATTATATAAGCTTTCAAAATTTGATATATCCTGTAAAGAGAGCATTAATTCATCTATTGTACTTTCTATTTTTTCTTTTCTTATATTTTTATTATTTCCACAAGTTTTTAATTTCCCTTTAGCATTATTTCTACAATGATAATAGCTAACAATTGTTTTATATTCCTTCTCAGTATTATCTTTTAGTGTATATTTTTTACTCCAAGTCTTTGTGCATCCTAAATAAGTCCCTCCGCATTCTGGACATACTAAAGTTTTAGTTAAATAAAAATCCTTGCTAAACTTAGAGTTTTCTCTTTTATTTAGTCTATCCATATCCATATTGATTCTAAGCCACTTATTAGGCTCTATACAAGCTTTCACATTCCCGACTATACGATAATCCCCTGTTTTGTCTTTGTAGTTGTAATAGCCGTTTAACCCATCTTCTTCACCTATAACTTTATAACCCTTGGAACGTAAATATTGAGAAACTTCTATAGAGCTTTTAACATGTATTGGCTTTCTTAAAACAGAATTCAAAACATTAGAATGAGAAAATTTATAATTATAATTTAAATCAATAGTATCAATTATTTCATTTACGGATTTATTTTCATATTTCATTCTAAAGATATCTTTAATCATATCTTCATTTTCTATTTCAAGAGTTCCTTTGCTTGTTTGAATATAGCCAATGGGAGCGGAACCACCGGTCCATTTCCCACTCTTGGCTAATTCTAATAAATTATCACTTACTCTTATCTGGATATTTTCTCTTTCCATTTGGGCAAATGCTGCTAATAATGTTAATTGCAAAACTCCGACAGAGGTATTAGGATCTATTCCATCCGATACAGATACAAGAGAAACATTATTTTCCTTTAAAAATTCAAAGGTTTTCAAAAAATCTAATGTATTTCTTGCTAATCTGTCAATTTTATAACAAATTACAGTATTAAAAATCCCTAATTTAATTAGAGACAACATCTTTTTAAATGCGGGCCTATTAGTATTCTTTCCTGAAAAACCTTCATCTTCAAATATTTCAAATTCCGCTTTTGGATTATCCCTTAAGATATACTCTTTACAAAGTTTAATTTGAGTATCTATAGAGATAGCTCCTTCCTTATATACTGATTTTCTAGTGTATACTGCTACTTTCATTTACATTCCTCCTATCCACAATCACCGCACCTTTTAAAACAATCTTTTTTATAACATTGTTTAATTAAAGAAGTAGCCAAGATAACAGGACAAATCTCCATAAATCTAGCTAGTTCATTTACGTTTTTAAGTGATAGATTGCACAACATTTCTTCATTACTTTCTAATTTTGAAATATAACTTTGACTTATTCCTATTTTTTTAGCGAGTTCCTTTTGAGTTAATCCTTTACTTCTTCTTATGTGTCTCATATAATCCTCCATAATTCGACAAATTATTTGTGAAATAATTATACAATATGAAGGGTGTAAATAATATTAGAAAAATATTACAAAACGATTTGTAATTATTTTTAATTGTCGGAAATATTCCGTTCATTCATATTTTGGCATGATATAATATTGTTAACATAATAACAAAGGGGTGTATTTATGAGTAAATGTGTGAAAACTAAAAATATAGTCCAAGCTGTAAACATTATCAATTCTTTAATATCTAATAAGCAAGTTGATTTTAATAAACTTATTCATCTTCTGCGTTCTTGATATTTTTCTCTATTTTTGCATCTAAACGAATAGCTTCTTCAAGTAGTTTGACAAGGCTAGGTGTCATTTCAAAATCCTCATTTATTAAATTATTGGATCTTAATTTTGCTAGTAATAGAGCTGCTACTTGAGTTTCTTCATTATGCATATTATTTTTCTTTAGTATTTCTTCAATCATTTCATAGATATTTTTTTCATTATCTTCTTCAGTATTTCTAGTTAAATCATCTACAGTACAATTCAATGCTGTTGATAGTTTTAATAAAGAATTCATTGAAGGATTGCCTTTTTTGTTCAATTCCAATTTAGAAATATAATCAATACTTAATCCAGATAATTCGGATAATTCTTTTTGTGACAGATTATTTTTAATTCTTATTTCTTTAAGATTTTTACCTATAGTTTGCATATTCCCCTCCCATCAATAAGTCTATAGTCTTATTTTATATTATCATACTTATTTTAAAAATCAATGTAATATGAAGCTAATTAAAGAAAAAGAGAGTTAATTTAACACAAACTAAGCCTATAGTCTTATTTAAAGATTGAATATATAAGACTATAGGCTTATTATATAGACATAGACAGGGAAACAACAAAATGGAATGAGGGAAAGAACATGTATAACGACAGTTGAAAGTTTCAGAATATGGGGATTGTCATTTAGCGATTGGGGGAGAAGAAGTGCAAATATACAAAGAACAGTTTTATTATTTAGAAATTATGGAGGATTGATTAATATGTTAAAGGTGAGAAATTTATGAGTAAGATTATGAAACTATATGAGGTTAGACACAAAAAATGTAATGTCAAGACAGGATATATGGCAGAAGATACTTTAGATTCAATTCAATATTGCAAAAAATGCAAGAATAATTTTATAATTCATAAAATTTTTAGTTCGGAGGATTTTACTTTCAAACTACAAAATGTTGAAATCGAAAATATGAAAGAGCCAGAGCCAGAGCCGATTAACAAGCGTGTTAATTTTGAGAGCCAGAGCCAGAGCCGTTTGGTCACTTATGCTAATTGAAGTATAAGGGCTGAGCGGCTCTTTTTATTTTGCTAGAAAGGAGGTGTGAAACGTGAGTTTAAGACAGCTGTGTAATGCACATGACATGACAATGAAGGATGTATCAGAGAAAACAGGTATTTCTTTAGACTATTTATCTAAATTAAATCTAAGAAAAAAGGACAATCCAACAATTGATAAATTAGAACTAATTAGTTCAGCAACTGGTGCAACTATAGATGAAGTTATAAAAGCAATTAGGGGGTAGCAGTATGGATAAACCTAAATTACTCATAAAAGAAGATGGTAGTTACTTTCTTACAGATGGAGAAATAAACGGCTTTAAAATAATAGTAAGAAAGCAACCTAGCAGAGAAATTATGGATAACACATTAAAAAGAATATATGAAAAGGCTTTAAGAAATTAGGAGGAATGTAATTTGAAAATGCAAGTTTTAAACAAAGATGGAATTTTAGTAACTGACAGTAGGGAAGTAGCTTTACAAGTTGGGAAATTGCACACTCATATACTTAGAGATATCAAAGGATATAAGGCAGTTCTAGACCAAAATCCAAATTTGGATTCTGCTCAATTCTTTATAGAAGATACCTATACAAATGAAAATAATCAAACCTATCCATGTTACCTATTAACAAGAAAAGGTTGCGACATGGTAGCTAATAAAATGACAGGAACTAAAGGAGTATTATTCACAGCAGAATATGTTACTAGATTTGAAGAAATGGAAAAGAACATACAAAAACAACTTTCACCAATGGATCAACTAAAACTACAACTTAAAGTACTAGAAGAACAGGATAAAAAGATTGAAGGCGTTTCAAG